GAATTGTGCACGAGTGAATGGATCATTGAACTCGAACAACTGATACTTAGCAGCAGTAGCAATCGCCTTTTCCATAACGATGAACAGACGACGCACGTTAATACGATCGAATGCGCTTGGCTTGCTCAATAGAGTCTTATCACCGTAAAGAACAGTACCTTCACCTGGGAAAGTAACAACTGGGTTTACGCCAGCTTTGTAGATTGTATCACGATCAGCTTTGTTTAGAGTAGCTGCTAGTTTAACAACACTCTTAACTTGACCACGATTTAGACCACCTGGAGAGAACCATGGATCTTGCTGCGCATCAGTACGTGCACATAGACCAGCAATGTCACCATTCAATGGAACCCAACGGTATGTGTCGTTGTAGCGATCGTATTGGTATTTGTAACCAGAGTCAAGAACTGCGTAAGAAGTGCTTGGTAGTAGGTTACGGTAAGCAACGATAGCAGATGTTACTGTAGAACCATTACCAACGAGTGGGTCGCCAGTAGACACGTTCTGTGGAGATGCAAACACTACACAGTCAAGACGAGTATGTGCAACAGAAGCGATTACATTAGATACTGTGGAAGCAGTTGCTTTACCCATAATAACCAATGAGATATCGTATTGGCTATCATCAGCAAACAATGCATATGCAGATTCAATTTGTCCAGCAGTTGGTGTCAAACCATCAACACCACCAGACAATGAACGAGTAACTGAGTTGTTCATGCTAGCAAATGTTTTTGCTAAGCTAGTAGTACCCCAGTTAGTGCCAGATGTAGGGTGATCCATCCAGAAGATGTATTCTGAACCAGAGTTAACTACGTTTTTGTAGTAATTGTTAGATCCGTCTGCTTTCTTAGCATCAGATGCTTTAGAAGCATAAGCAAACTTTTCTAGAACATAACCTGGGATACCAGTGAATTGACCATCTTCGTCGATAACAATAATGTGCACTTCATCATTTGAACCACCATTCAATGAAGTAGAATTAGAAGTAGATGGAGCAGAATCAAAGTTATCTTTATATAGCCAGTTAGCCCATGTAGCAGCGTCACACATGGAAACTAACAATGAGTTTCCTAGAGATCCTGGGCAACGTGCTGCAAATTCACCAACAGTGGCTTGTCCTGCAGAATATGCATTCAAGTAGTCGCTAGTGTTATTGATTTTTAGACCACCAACTGTAATTTGTGCAGTTGCTTGTGCAGCAGTAGACAAATACAACAGAGTAGCAGATCCGTTAGTGGCAGAACCACTAGTATGTGATGGACCAGTTGTACCAGTTGTACCTGCTGTAGTTACTGTGTAAAGTCTACCACCGAAAGAAACATAAGCATTTAGAGCCAATGCTGTGTTAGCAGACCATGCAGATCCTTGGTTTTCGCCAGCGAATGCAACAGTGATAGTTGGAGCAGCTGTATAACCACCACCAGCGTTTGTCACTGTAATACCAGTAATAGTAGCAGTACCTAGAGAAACTGTACCAACCTGTGCGTTAGTACCATTACCAGTAATGTTAATTGTTGGAGCAGAAGTATAACCAGATCCACCATTAGTAATAGTGATACCAGTGATAGAACCTGCAGAAATTGTAGCAGTACCAGTAGCAGTAACACCACCAGCAACTTGTGGTGCGCTAAATGTTACAGTAGCTGCAGTATAACCAGTACCACCATCAGAGATAGTAGCACCAGTAACAGAAGCACCAGAAGAAGTCGCAACACCAGTAGCAGCAATACCACCAGCGATTTGAGGTGCGCTAAATGTTACAGTTGGGATTTCTCCAGCACCATAACCGACACCAGCACCACTCATAGTTACGTTTGTGACTGTACCAGTTTGTGTAGAAACCGCATTTCTAGCTGCAGTAACGTCTGCACGACATACGATCAGTGCGTTTGTATAAGACAGGAAGTTCGCTGCAGTAAAAAATGATTGGGCATTCGCATCGACTGGCTTACCGAAGTAACGAACTAATTCGTTTTCAGAGCTAACTTGAGTTGGAGCCAACACTGGACCCCACTGGAACGCACCAGCAAAAGCCCCACGAGAGCTAGATACAGCTGGAACGATTGATGTGAAATCTTTTTCTACGACTGCAACGCCTGGAGATAATTGGAAAGGCATTGTAATTCTCCTTGTTAATAAGTTTTTACTCTAGACAGAAAATCGTGTCTATTTTTATTTAGTTTTTACAAGTTTTCAATTCAAAAATT